TGGTAATCTTTAGGCGAACGAATCCGCCACGGTTTTAGCTTAACTTAAATCTATTCCGTTTGCAACTACCATGTAATTACGTGTCCTTTTGCTAAACAATGAAGACAGCATCTAACCTTAACTGGCTTTATACCTTTGATAACGTCAGCATTCCCGACGTTTGCATGTATCCATGTATTCGATCCGCAGAACGGACAGTAACGCGAAACGCTGGATAATCTGACCGATGATTTCGGTTCGTCCGGATTATCTTTTGATGATACCAATTCAATCAAAGTCCGGCTTTCTTGAAGTATTCCGCGTCACGCTTGCGAAGATCATCTAGCGTCAGTTTATCACCTGCACGATTGACGAAACGATCAACCGGCATCCCTGCTCGGAAAAGTTTAGCACGATTCGGCCCTAGAACTTCATCCTGAAATGATGCAGGCTTGGTCTTCAGCCACTCGTTATAGGTCATCTTCGCCGGAACTTGGCCGCCCATGCTTGCGCGGGTTGATTCCGAAAACTCCGGAAGATTAACGCCGAGTTCCTTGAATGACTTCAGCACGTAAGAGGTAGTCGAACGGCAGTTCGGATGCGCTGGCGGGCGTGGGCCTGAGTCAATCGGATATACATTTCCATCCCTGGCTTGGCAGATTTCGGATGTGCGCCCGTCAAGGGTCGAAACCCATTTCACGCCTTTGACCAGATCGCTATTGGCTTCTGCGAACTTCTGCCTAGTGTGATTTGCCGTGTGGCTGATTGCAGTCCTTACGACTGTCTCAGCGTTCCTACGGGTTATCTCGATGATTCCATCCTGATACTGCCTGGCCTTCGTTCCTTTGATGCGCCGCACAATATCTGCGATTGGCTGGCCTTCGACGTAACCGATTCTTACAGCATCCCGAATCTTTGCGGCTTTGTCAGCTTCTAGCCCTGCCATCCATTCGGACAATAGGCGCCCTTGGAATGGCCTGGATACTGTGGCTGATACAACCTGAGCGACAGGAACGGTAGCGACTTGAAGCGTTACGGGCAGTTGATTCTGGAATAGCTGTTGCTGATAGCCGAGTTCATAACCAACAAGGTCAGCAAGTTCGGCTTGTAGTTCTAGCCTGATCTTCTGATATGCCGCCGCGTTGATTTCACGCACTGATGATAAAAGCGATTCCAGACGATCAACAGTGAAAGCGCCAGGAGGAAGGCGAAGCAATGCCGCTTCCAGTTTCTCAAACAGGTCTTTGTCTGTTCTATTGAGTAGCGCGATGACCTTATAGACCACATTGTTCTGATAACGAATCAGATCATGGGAGTGATCTATTGCCGCCGTCTGTAGGGCTTCATTTACGGTTGGCATTAGTCTATTTCCGCAAGTATCATTATTAGCGCAATTGCTTCGTCATCGTCATGTATAGATTTTGCAGTTTCCTGTACAGGTTGCGCGGTATCTGTATATACATTGCTACTAATTTGCTCAGAGATTGCTAGTAGTTTGCTAGCAAGATCATTGACCGGCGCAAGCTGTTCGACCTTGACGACGATCTCAGGCTCAATCGCTTCCGGTATCAGAATGACTACAGGTTCAGTCGGTTCCGGTTCATTCGCTCTGGCAATCCGCGCCAATACTTCGGCGGCTTCGCGCCCAATCTCTGCAAGGCGTTCGGCTTCTAGTCGGTCGCGTTCTTCTTGCGCCCGCTTTATACCTTCGCGGAGTTTGACCAGATCAACGTGCGAATCATCTCCGCCGCCTGTATTTCTAGGCTCTTCTACCTCTCCGACTTGACCCCATGAGTTACCCCATGCTTTAAGCCATGAGTTTCCCCATGCGCTCACACCGGACCCCAAGGATCGCCGTCTGTGCCGGAGCCATTCACGGACAGGTTATTGACCTTGCGCAAGTCGCTGTAAATCGGCGTGATCTGCGCAGCGGCGAGAATAGCGGCGGCAATCTCTGCTGCTGTGGGGCATGTCCCAGGCGCACTTGGAAGCGACAACACGAGTGCATCACTTGCAAGTGAATGCAGCGCCTCGGCAATCGCCAGGTAAGCCGCCGTGCTCAGCGTCAGACTGTCCGCGCTGTGCGCGTGCGTCGCCTCCTGCACCGACAGATCCGTGCTGGCGCTGCTGTCCGTGCTCAGGCTAAGGTTGTCGGCAAGATGGGCGTGAATGGCGTCGGCAATGGCCAAGTAGGCCGCAGTACTCAGCGTCAGGCTGTCAGCCGTGTGCAAATGCGCCGAGTCATGAACCAATAGTGACGTACTGCCGCTGGCGCTGAGAGTCAGGCTATCCGCGATATGCACGTGCAGCGCATCGGCAATTGCCAAGTAGGCCGCTGCACTCAACGACATGCCATCAGCCGTGTGCGCGTGCATCGAGTCCTGAACCGATAACGATGTGCTGTCAGTTGTTCCTAGCGTCAGGTTGTCGGCGATATGCGCGTGCAAGGCGCTTGCAATAACGAGCGAAGTAGCGGCAGCACCGAAAGTATCCGTAACCGTTGCTACGCCTTGATCCACCCCTGTCTTGAACACCCGGTACTGCCACGTCCACACGCCATCGGCGGCGCCGGTATGGGTGAATGTAGCGTCAGGGTAGATTGTGACCGTGCCGCTGCTTGGCGGGGTTTCCACTCGCCAGCAATACTCGCCAGCAGGGTCTAGCGTGTCATTGACGAGCGGGCTTCCACCGCTGTCACCTGTGGTTGAAATGTCCGCGCCGAAGATACCGAATCCAGCATACTTTTTGACCGTATGCGCCCCGGTGATTGGCGCGGTGGCGGAGACTATGTGGCTCATGTATTGGTCGCTGCGTAGTCCCACACGCCAAGGCTACCGTCAGCAAATAGCGTAGTGACCCGGTATGTCGTGCCGCTGGTGATGCTTGCATCCTTGACCACACAAACCCCGGTCGCGGCGTGTGTCGTCTGCCCGGTCTTGCGCACCACCAGCACCCCGGTCGAGATATTGTGTAGATCGACCTGCACGCCGGTTTCGCTGGTTTTCAGATTGCCGGTTCCCCAATCCCTGACCGCCGGAATTGTGATCGTGCCAATCAATAGCGTGACGATTACCGAAAGCGCCGGAGTGGATTTATTACCTGCTGCATCGTAGGCGCGAACCTCAAAGGCATCCGTGCTGCCCGGTGTGCGGGCGCTGATGTTGACTGTTAGGACGTTTCCGGCATCCACCCATGAGCCGGCATTCAGGCGATATTCATAACCCGTCACCGCCACGTTATCGATACCGGAAGGCCATGTTGCCGTGTAGCTGGTCGTGGTCAGGGCGCTGATCGTGACCGAACCAGTCAGCGTCGGCACCGTCGTATCCGGGGTGGTCGTCGTAAATTGCGCCGATGTGACGACGGTTGAGTTGTTGTTTGCCGCGTCCTTGTGCTGGAAGTGCGCGTAGTAGGCCGTGCTGACGGTCAGTCCGGTGATGCTGAAAGTCTTGGCACCAGTGCTTGAAACTGCCTGATTGCCTGCCCATACCGCTGCTGCGCCCGTATGGTTCTGCCCTGCCTGAATCTGTGCTGCGCTTGGTGCAGTAGCCGAGGTGCTGACGACGCTGTACAGCGTTCCGTTTCCTTCATCGGTCGTGACGTTTCCGGTGCCGGTCGTCGTGCCGACAGAAGTGACCGATGCCGATGTAAGCGTCGGCGCAGTGCTGTCGCCGGAGGAAACCAGGCCGAATGAATTGCTGGCGCCGAGCGTTCCAAAAAGGTCGCTGATTTCCGAAGAACTTAGCTCTTTGTCGAAAACCGCTTGCCAAACAATATCAAGATTGCAATTTGATCCAGACCCGTTTGCACCTATGTAGTTCGCAGATGATCCTGAATCGTTATAGTTCGGCTCAAGCGCAGTGCCTGAGTAGTCAATATTCCCGGCATCGTAATAAAGTTTTTCCGCCGTTTCTCCAATCCGGCACAAGGTCAGCATCCGCGCGCCGGTGCCCAACGCGGTGGCACCAACAGACGCCGCGCGCATACCCTTGATTTTTCCGGCAGACAATCCGGCGCCGAATACCCTTGGCGAAGATCCAGTAAGCGAAAGGCTTGCGTCGTTCGCGCCGGACCCATTTAGCACCGTCACTACGGTATAGCTGGTAACTGTACTCGTATTGACTGCAATCGCTGGCGTGAAACTTGCGCCTTTGTCGGTATAGCTCGCCCCAGCTGTTCTGAAGTGCTCGCCATAGGTGCCGCTTCCATAGCTGGCATCAGCGTGCTTGGTAAAGGTGCGTGCCGTCTTGTGCGACACGAGCGCCCCTGACTGAACGCCGATCAGCTCGATCAGATTTCCGTAGAGCGCGTGGCCTGTATTGAGTGTGTATGCCATGTTTTACCCTAGCGCGAAGACGTACATTTGTTCATTAACGGCATTGACGACGCCAACACAGTCAAGAGACGGCGAATACCAAAACCGCCCATATGTCCCATTGTCAGCGTCATTTGACGGGGTAACGGAATTCGCTACGGAAGGCGATATCGTGCTCCACACCCAGGTCGCCGTGAGTGGGTTTTGCCCGATGGCCGGAGGCGTCAGCACATAAATTGACGACGTGCCATGCCATACCAGAAATCGGTCGTTCGCGTAGTCATAGACCACACCGGCACGACTCGGGTTGTCGACGGTGCTTAATGCCGTCCAGTCAGGAATCGTTCCGCTTTGCGTAGCGACTACAGCATCAGACGAGTCATCAAGTTTGAACAGCGTGACGTACTTCGAAAACTGAACCACAAGATCGCGGCGCGAATCAATCACGCCGTACATTTCCTGCGCATCGTTGTTCGTCCAGTGCGCCATCTGCGAGGTGCTATCTGCTACTGGGTCATACAATATTGGCCGTGCATTTCCAGATGTGATACGTATGAATTTTCCTCGGCTGGAATCATAGAGCGTCGATCCGTAGGACGCGCCGAAGGTAGTCGTGCCGTTTCTTTCCCAGTCGTTATTGACAAACTTCCAGGCTCCGCAAATTCCAAAGCCGCTAGAGTAAGTGGACCCCTGAAAATTCCACAGCACCCCATCGCGCATGGGCAAATTGCCGTATGTGTGCGCGGACCGTGGCCGCCCGTCGAAATATGCCGGATTGGTGGCGTCGTTCCCATCGTTTAGCGTCCCGGTATTGCCAACCGCTCCAGATGGATTATTAAGGCGAGAAAATGCGGCGGTGGCTGCATCCCACTGATACAGCTCGTTTCCTGCGTAGTCGGCGTGACCGCCACCTGTAATAGACAAACGCTTAGTTGCTTCGTCCCACGCACCACCAGACCAGGCAGAGACAACACCTTCACGGCCTATAACACCGCGCCACGGAGGATCTCCAGGGAAGTTTGGATTAACCAACGCAGAAATCGCAGGGTCGACATCGGCAAGGGTATTGCTGCCTGGGGTCGCCCATGTATGGACGGCCATAGCTCTGCGCCACGCCGGAAGCAGATAGCGCCCAGCGGCGATGGTGCCGCCGGAGGTTGTGATGTACGAATCGTTGGTTGGAGCGGGCATCAGGTCGGGTCAGCGATTTCAATTCCATGTATAATGCAAACATGGATAAAATCATTTTTGAAAGAATTAAAGCCAGAACCACTATTGACAACAATGGTTGCTGGATTTGGCTTGGCGCTAAGAACCGCGCTGGGTATGGAAATATTTTTGCACATGGCAAGTACCTCAATTCACACAGAGCGATGTTAATTGCAATTCACGGCGAAATTGCTGACGGCCTTCTTGTTTGTCACGCTTGCGACAACCCTTCATGTGTAAATCCAGATCACCTCTTTTTAGGAACGCAACGGGACAACATGCAGGATAAAAAAACAAAAGGTCGTGCCGTATCTGGCCCCGCCTCAAAATCCGAATGGTGGACTGCCGAACGAAAGAAGCAAAGGTCAGAGCAAGCACGCATATACGAAGCAGAGAAACATGCGAGCAAAGCCTCAAAGGCTGGCGTGCCAACAGATTGGAAGTATTGCCCTTCTTGCGGATCGTGGTTTTCACGGGATCAGTTTTACAAGAACAAAGCCCGCGACGATGGGCTAAAGCCGCACTGTAAGCCTTGCTCAGTTCGTAAAGACATCGCCCGCAGAAAATCACAAGTAACAATTTAAGATGGGTCCTGTATTTCAATATCCCAAGCCGGGAAATTGACTGTATTGGAGCCATTCGCCGTCAGGGCTTGCGATGAGCAGGTCGTGACGTAGAGCAGTCGCGTACCATCCACGAGTGCTACGTGCGTTGCTGTTCCGCTGGTGTCAATCAGCACCGTGGATTTGGCAGCGACTGTGACTTTGCGGCCGCTAACATCACCGTTTGCCTTGGTGTAATCGGTATTCACCGTCATCGCCACGTCGGCCAGGGCGTAGGTAGTCACTGCCTCAGTGCGCGACGTAGGTTGCGCAGAGCAGGCAATCATAAGGTTTGCCTGGTCCAGAACGTCGAACGCTCCGTCAAGCACATCATCATGTACGGTTTTAGCCATTGCTGTCTCCTACTCCAAGGGTTACTTTATCAACTACAAGATCGGCAGATGCCTGCTTTGGTTTTCCAGTTGCCACTCGTCCGGCCATGTCTTCAGCCCAACCGTTTGCTACTGCTCGCAGTCCTGTTTCATCAGGAATTTCCCGAACTTCATCTTTCGAGAAACGATCACGGCCATCCATAAACGTGTTCAATACTTTGATTCTCATGATTAATCCTTTTGCATACAATTGAATTATTCAAACCCGGATGAATTCCGGTACTGCTTACGACATAAGACGTCGCTCTTTCTAGTAACGATGTATTCGTTCATTTTCCAATCCCCAGTACTGACCCGACACCGAGCTTAACGGCCAGCGTTCCGATGGTCAGCAGGAACAGGATGTGTAGAATTCCCCAGATTGATTTCTTGGCGATGTCGGTCTTCAGGTCATGCCAGAACTCTTCCTCGGCCCGCGCGGCGGCAATCATTCGCGCATGCGCTTCCCGATGATTTTCAATTCCATCTGGGAAAGCATGAAGTAAATCCTGTTTAGCCGAGCTAATAGCGCTATCGACCATTTCCTTGATCATTGGCATTTTATCGTCGATATGGCGGGCCAAGGCGTCGTCAATATCAGCTTTGGTCAGTACTGGTGCCATAGGTTGCTTTCTTGTTTTTGGGAAAATACTTGTCCGCGAGCGCCTGCTCCTTGGTCGCCCATCGCCTGACGGAAACTATTTTGAAGTGCGTCACCACGTACTGCCCCGCAAAGGCGATTACGAAGTCGTCCTTGCTCCAGCGTCGGCCTTTTGGTGGGCGATACTCCACTGAGCGAAACCGGCGAAGTCCAAGCCTCTCTGTGTGTCCGAAATGCGGAATCATTCCGTAGAAGATATGCGACCGGCGCATCCATAAATATGTTTTTCCGTGCGACAGTAGCCATAGCCACATCGCCACGATCCAACAGTTGAGCATTACGCGTTTGGTCATTCATCGTGCGTTCAGCATGTCGGTCTTGCGCTGGCTGCCGGCGCTGGTGCCGAACCAGAAGGCGGTGATGCCGCCGGTGAGCAGGCCGCCGAAGATCGCACCAAGAACCATCGCACGAATATCTTCGGAGAATCCACCTTTATATAGGACGGCATAAAGCGCCATATAAACCAACGGCAACAGAGCAAGCGTCACCCACAGTGCGGGAGACATCCACGGTTTTTCTGGAGGTGTCATGCGTGCAGAAAACTCTCTTGCTCCGGCAATCCCTCCACCTCCGGCCTCGCCTGCCAGCATATACCACTGAGACTCTACGGCTTTGGCGTAGCTTGTGGATAATTCAGGGTCAGCCTGAATCGCTGAAACTGCACCTTCGGCTGTGGGTTGCTCGGTTACTGCTTTTGCAATCTCGACGGCCATTTCTGCGGCTTTGGCGTTCTTTTCGGATTGCTCACCTTTTCCGAATAGTCTGATAAGAGCAGGCGCGGCCTGAATCAGCGACGGAATAGCCGCAGCAATGAATGGAGCCATGTTGGTAGTCCCTTGGTTGGTTGATTCTTGAAAGGTATCGGTCGCTTGTGCGCCGCCTCCTTTCTGTTTGTCCAGGAATGCTAGACATTTCTCCATTGACTTGGTGGGCTGTCCGTATGGAGAACCAGGTAGAGATGCCCATTCGCGGTTACATCTTTCAATTGCCGTTTCCCAATCACCCTCAAGAACAGCAGGCAATGCTCTGCGGCGTTCAATCAGGTAGAGTGCGGCTTGATCCTGACTGGCAGGCGTGAAATCAGGCAAATCAAGTGCCTTTACACATTCATCCCATGTACGCGAAAGAAACTGATAAGCACCCGCCGCAGTTGAGGTGATCGGCTTGCCGCCTAAAGTTCTTGTAATTGCAATGCGCGGATGATCGTCCGTTTGTTCGACGATTCCACCACCAAACAAGGTCGTGTATCCAGCGCCCTCGGTGTAACGAATCAACGCCAAGAATGCCTGAACATTAGGATTCTTTAGCGTTTTGTCGTACTTAGCCATCATTGCACCGTTTGCGGCATAAGATCAGCGCCGGTTATGATTCCGTTTTCGTCGCGTGTAATTGTAATCTGTTTCTTGACCTGCCCGTTACTGTCCATGATGATGACAGGTTGCGCTTGAGGTTGCTTATCACGCATTGCCTCAATGAATCTAGCTAATGTTTCTGATAGCTCCATCACCTTTTCGTCTAGCGTTTTGATCGGAGATAGGTCGATTTCGGCAACTTGAGGCTCTGCGACTTGCGCGGTCAGGGTTTCAACCTGTTTGCCGAGATCCGATAGCGCAGTCTGTACCGCTTCCATGCCTTGATCCGGCTCATTGGTATCCGGCGTAACAGGTTCGCTCGGCTCATTCGGTTGCGTTTCATCTTCAGCCATTCCGAGCGCCATGCCCTGCTCTTGAATCCGTTCCTGTTCGTCGTTCCACTCGTTTTCGGGAGAGATGATGCCGCGACGTTTCCACTCATCGAACATGGTTTTATCGGACAGCTTGCCTGATTGGTTCGCCTTCAGCAGAAGTTCTGCCGAGGCTTCGCCCAAAGTTGCAGCACCGAAGTCAGTGAATAGCGATACTCCACCGCCTTCTTTCTCTCCAACCCAATCGGCCATATATTGCAGACATTGATCCAGACAATCTTCAAAGACTTCTACGATCTTCTGCAAGGTGCAGCGGTTCGCCTCGTTCTCGCTTGTAACTTGGGTTGCGGTAATATCTCCGGGCTTCAGCACCAATAATTCAGCGCCGGTCTGTCTCATGCGTTCTTCAAGGTCTAGCAGAGACTTGCGCCCTGCCTCGATAGCCTGTCCAGAATGTTCCACGAAGCGCATATCAGCGCCCACCGGAAGTTTCACGGCTGACGATGCGCCAACGGTTATCTGGGAATCGTCATTCGCTCCAATCACGGTAAGGATAGGAACCCGCGCCACATGGAGAATCGTCTGTTGATCGGACAATGACTGCCAGTGTTCGATATTCTGAAACGCCAACTCCAACAGCGGAGCCATGCCGATACCGAATGACTTACGGATACCGTAGAAGAAAACGAACGGGATTTTGGTTAGCGTCGTCGTGCCTTCGTCGTGGATATTCCAACTATCCCCGATCTTGCGATAGACGAACCATAGCCCCGGTTCCAAGACACGAACCTGTTCTACCTGTTTAGTGCCGAATGGCCCGTCTTCTTCTTCGACTGATTCCAATAGCCGAACTTGGGTTAATACTTCCATCCCGTTACGCTTGGTGGATTTCCAGCCTAGGATGGATTGAGGTTTGTAGTGGGCGAAGTACGGACGAACGCCCGTCACCATTTCGTCAGCACGGGTTCGTACTTGGGAGGCTTGCGGATAATCCACTAGGACGCCGGATAGTCCGTAGCTGATGCAGTCAAGCATAACGTCAGCAGCGAAAGAATGGAGATTGCGCCCGGACAAATCCACATCATCAAGCCATTCGACAATGCGCGGCGGAGTATCTTCGTCAATCGCTACGGGCTTGGAAAATGGTTTTGATGCAATCACCTCAACGGTGCGGGAAAACGCAGGGTAGAGCGTTGCCGTTGCCAATCTGGATGCGTAGCTTTCTGATTGCTCGTTCGGCCATTGTGGCAGGTACTTGGTTCCACCTTTCCGCATGGCGTCAGTGCCGACCAACAGGCTAAGGATCATTGGCCACTGCGTACCCATTGCCGAGATTGCTTCGGACTCGCTTCGGACTGTTTTTTCCATACTCAGATTCTCAGTTGTGTAACGACGGCAAGCCGCTTTTGTATCGGGTAACGATTCACGATGAAATAACCAGCCGCATCGTTCGTGTGGTCAAATCCTGTTTTCTTGTCAGGCTCTCCTGCATCGTCATATGCTTGTTGCTCCAATGACTCTGTAAGTTTCGGGCAACGATCCGTATTTATCTTCCATCTACGTTCGCCTTTATCATTCAGCAGCATCGCATTGACCGACAGAACCCTGTCCCTGACCGCTGGATTGTGCGTATCAACGCGAACCGTAAATCCGGCCTGCCTCAATATGCTCAAATCTGATTCACTTGCATTTTTGGAGCTTGTGTTCTGCCCTGAAGCATCCGGATAGACAATGATCTGATGACCAGACTCTTGATAGCGTTCTTCAAGAATCTTGGTTATTGCTGGCGTATCCCTTACGCCCGTCAGTTCTGCAACCGTGTAAGGATTTCCGTCACGTATAACGCTGATGATTCCGGTCATGTTCAATACGTTGAAGTCCATCCCAACGTGCAGAACCTCATGCGGTAGCTCTATCTTGTCTGTATGAGAAAGCGCCCTGTCGAAGCTAGGATAAACACTACCTGAAGTCAGGTTAGTAAATTCACCCCTGAGATACGCACCAATCAACTGAGGCGGATAGCTTGCCCTCAGTGAATCAATATAGTCTTCAGGTAGATTCGCCTCGTTATCGTATGTGCTGGCCTGCACCATCCCGTACAGATTGGATAGTTCTGGCTTGTCCCTGACTGACTTTACAAACTGTTGATAGACGAATCTAAATCCCTCTGGCGTCGTCGTTACATCAACACCATTGTTTAATCCGTCTTTCTTGTAACGAAGTCGGGCAATGATCTTGCGCCAAGCTGTTGAGGCCTTGTCCGTCTTCATTACGTCTAGTTCGTCAATCAGCGCCTTGCCAATCTTGAAGCCGACAATATCACCAGGCTTTTCCATAGACCTGCAAAGGATTGTTCCTCTGCACTTTCTACCGGAGAAAAGCGTAACCTCTTTGTTTGATTCGTGAATCTTCGTGGTTAGCCCGAACGAGAAAGCAACCTCGTCTATCGTAGGGTAGAAAATGTCTCTAATCTGCCCGTAGGTCGGCGCGAAGTAACCTGAATTGACGCCAGGCCATTCCCATGCGTGGCTACACAGTCCTGACGATCCGACCCAAGTCTTACCGCTTCCAAATCCAGCAACGAATGCGCGGAACTTTCTATCCATAGACAGGAACCGCGCTTGAGGAATGTTAAGCGTCGGATTCATCTGGCCGGATTCGCGCATCCTTTACCGTAATCTCAACTTTTACCGGCGTTGGTGCGTTTTCGTCGTCTTCCTGTTCCGGTGCCGCCCGCCAGTTAGAAGGTTGGCGATTCTTCAGCCAAAAGATGCAAGCCGTAGTATCTGGCGGGTAATACTTGCGAATCTTTGTCTTGACGATCTGCTTGTCGATTACTCGGATATCTACTTCGGTATGCTCGTACCCGATAGCCCTATGGTAAAGGCTTCTTTCTACCCGTTCATCAGGGATTGCCTTTGATTCATTTAGGGCGTGAAAAAACTCTTCGTGTTCGTTCTTCCAGTTAAACAGTGTTCTAACCCTGATTCCGAAGAAATCAGCAATCTCAAGGTCAGTCGCCCCTAGCTTTCCAAGCTTCTTTGCCTGTTCAACGAATTCGGGGCGATATTTAGAGGGCCGCCCCATGTTTTTAGCGGTCACTCCAAATTCCTTTCATTGGGAGAAGGGTGCGACCATCCGGCTATGCTTTCGCACTGGTCGCTGCGGTCGGGTGGAGATAGATGAAACAAACAGCGCGTACCTTATGAGTCCGGGCTATTTTTGGGCGAACGAATCCGCCGCACGGATAGATTAGCACCGGATTATGTATATTGCAAGTCACAGCACAATCCCCTTTCGCTTACAGATGATGACTAGCCGATCATGGGCTAGGATTAATGTTTGCTCGAAGTTGTCTCGCGGGAACCGGAACACGCGACTAATGCCATAACGCATATATATAGCGGCAGCATAAACTTGATTTTCATCGTATAGGTCTTTAACTGCTGCTGTTAATGAATCATATTTGTCATTCTTGATGCTGTCTTCCATGTCGTCATAACAGTTAATGCCGCCTGTAGCGAACCCAGCCGATTTTTTTGGATATCCTGTTTTCTCTTTGAAAAGTTTGCACCATTCGACCCAATCTTCCAATAGTAGTGAGAGTGCTTCGACTTCGGATATGTGCATTATCTCAGTCCAAATCTATCGCGGCAGAATCCGCAAGCGCCATCTACCAGGCGCGATAAGTATTCGCCACAAATATCGCATTCACCTGGATTCCCTGGCGGTATCTCAGCAGCACGTCTCATGGCGTCCTTAACGTGATCATCTATTACTGATTCGATGAAGTAAGTAGCACGGTCAGCCTCGTCGCCGTGACAGTCTTCGCGTTCAATCTCCATTGCCAATCCTTTTTACACTAGCAACAACTGACTGAATAAATGGATAGTCATTGTTTTTCCATTCTGGATCATTCATAAATTCAGAATCCCAATTATTCGCCCATAAATAAAGAAGTTCTACACATTCTAGTAGTTGGTCGCTCTGGCGCTCAAGTTCTGCAATGCGTTCATGCGCCTCGGTAAGACGATGATCTACTCGCGCAGGTTTCATGTATTCACTCATTTTTCAATTCCCTCACTTTTTGCCGGTAGGTTGAAATAATCTCTTTTAATTCGTCAATCGAATACTTGCGTGGTTCATTATCCGATTCTAGATTTTCAACTTTTTCCAGTCCAATCCTTTTAATTAGACCGATTCTGTAATCGACTGCTCTACCTGAACCGTAACGGTTACATTGTTTCTTTTGACCGTGACAATTGTCTTCATTGAACCTGAGATGCGGAGCGCTCCCAACTGAACGATAATGTCCTGCATCAAATGTTCCGCCGACGCCTGAGCCTTTTTCGATTGCTTTTTGGCAACAAATACAGGGTAATCCCCTGTCACGTTCTCTGATATATGCGTTGAATGCAATTTGCGCCTCCTTTATCCATTGGCTACGGGTCTTGATTGATTCACGTTTGGCCTTTATCTCTTTGCGCTCGGCTTTGGCCTGATCTACTTCGTTCTTTGTTTTTACGCGCCATGCGTAAGATTGAGCGCAACGTAATCCGCATACTGCCTGAAGCGGCTTTAGTGGAATGAACTTGATGCGGCAAACTTTGCAGGTTTTCTCTTTCATTCATCACCACGCAATGCAAGACCTATCAATTCCAACCTTGTGCGAAGTTCGATTAGCTCAATAGCTTGATCTCGATATACATCAATGCTCTTATCTAGCCTATCTCGAAGTTGTTTGTTTTCTATTTCTAGTCGCTGCATTAGCTGCTTTTCTTTTGCTGTCATGCTGCACACCTTTCAGGATCAGAGAATTTCACGCCATTCATTGCGCCCCATGCAAGAACGTAGTCGAGCAAACTGGCGAACCGCTTTTTGCTCATTGCTGCCGTACTCTCGCGGAGATTAACAACCTCGCCCTCCAGTCCGATCACCATTTCCGCAGGCTCTCCGGTAGCGATTGCGTGAGCCGAAACCATGATGACCTTCCATTGGAGCATGGTGCGCTTCTTTCCCATCCATTCTTTCTGGTTTGCTATGTCCGTTAGCAAAGGGTGAAGCATCGCGTTCTGTTCCATTGATCGTGTTTGTTGGCCTATGGATACCACCTCGCCAATTTGCGCTGATTCCACGGCCTTGTGGATAGCTTGGCGGGCAATATCTCCGGTTATCGTTAGTCTCATAAAAACAAATCTATCGTTTTTGTATCAATGACTGAATTTGCGGGTATCTGGCTTCTTCATCATCTCGGCGTTGATCTCACCAGCGATATTGCTCATTTTCCTTGCTCCTTTGTTGCAGAGATGGCGGCGTCAATTGCTGTGTCGAAATCTTTGTCTGCCCACTCAAGACCTTCGTCATCTTCGTATGGAAGGTTAGGCGGCTCTGGCACTTTGAACTCGCACTTGAAGTCAGCGAAGTTTTCCCCGTCGCAGTCTGTTCCAAGCGATACCCATGCGCGTTGCAGACCATGAATACGTAACCAGCGATACCGTTCAGCATCCTGATTTACTTTTTCTTGTTCGGCTGCACGACCAGCCTCGAAGGCGATGGCGTAGAAGCGTTCAATATCAATTTGCCATTCGGAGTATGCGTGGAAGCATTCAACTGCTTTAGCGATGATCTGTTCGCGTGGGGTCATTTCAACCCCGTTGTTGCTTCAGGAAAATCCCATTCAACTGCGTCAGATTTACCAGTAAGCACACGCCACGCAGCACGAATGCGGTGCTTGATGAACGTATTTTCTGCTGACTTCTGTCTAGCTGGATACCAACGCACTCCGTCAATACTGGCCGTGTTTTGGGTTACGCTTTGTAGTAAATCGCTAAGTTTCATTTCGTCATTCCTTTCGTGTTTGGTGCAAACGGGTGCAAAACAGACTTGGCGCCTAAGTAAGCGCCGTGCAGCGCGGGCCTGAGTCATCCTCAACCAATTCCTTGACCTGGCCACGAAACGAAGCGGCGATGATTTCGCACAGTTCGTTGTCGTCGCACTCGTCAAAGTCTGCACCTTCGCGCATGGCCTTGTCGCGCTGGCAGCGTCGGCACCAGGCGTTCATAAACTCAGCACCTTCGCTGCCGTTGGCTGGTTGATATTGTTCGATCATGCTGCGCTCCGTTGATTCATCAGCCCGAGTTTCGCCTCACAGAACGGGCAAACATTCAACAGCAGGCCACGGTCGTTTTTCGAGCGCTTATAGAGCACGCCGATCAACACAATGCGCGAATTTTGAACCTGCTCCATTTTGTAGAATCCGGCCCCGGTTTCTGTTAGGCGTGCAGATATGTGGCTGCACAGCGTAATTTCGTTGCATGTGTTCATTTCAGATACTCCGTGTCTCGTTCAGTCCAGTCTGGGCCGTGACAATCGCTAAAGTCATCTGCCTTCCTCATGGATGCCCATGCCTCCGCTTCTTCCCCGGCTCCGGGCTTGAGTTCGTGGTACTCGCTCAGGGCTTCCATGCCTGAGTCCCACCACTTGCTGACGATGGCGTTGTCCTTCGTGTCCATAATCAGGCACTCCAGTTCAAGCGCGAGTCGGTGAGCTTGCGCCCACGCTGTTCCGGCATCATATTCGGCCTTGCATAGTTTCTGGCGCAGGGACTCGATTTCTTGCAACAAGCAGTCAAGAACAGATTGCTGGCTTCCAGTTTGTTTAACCATTTCAGCGAATAAAATTCGACGTTTGTCGTGAATGACTTTATTGTTTTTCAACATTTCGGCGTTTATTTCGCCTGCGATCTTGCTCATATATATATCTCCGGTTATTGTGTATTTCATCATGTCCGAGAATGAGGTCGGCGAGTAGTCCGCCGCCGATTCCCGCGAATAAGTGCATGGTTCGCATGTCATCCCTGCCCCGCCATAGAGTCCGCAATCTTCCTGGCCTTCCATGCTTCCCGGCTGGCGTCGCGCAACTTGTCGGCGGCAACTTTCCCTCGCTTGGACTCGACCAGTTTGCAATAAGCCTCTATCTTTTCGCCGGCTTCCTTGATTGATTGCCTATCAAACAAAGTTGGGTAATACCGGCGAATCACCGACTTGACCTCACAGCGCAACAAGTCGTCGTCGGCATGAATTACCGCGTCCGTGACGCCTGATTCCTGCATGATGGCCAGGCGCTCGGCGGCGTGTTCCTGCATTGATTTCAGCAGATCGTTCATTTCTTCACCCGATGACTTTCCCAAGTGAATGGGATCACTTCGCCGCCATCCTCGCGGAGCCGATCAATAACCCGCTCCCCGAGGAACGCGCTTACTTCGTCGATGGAAAGATTCGATAGCAGGATGCAGGCACGGCGCTTCTCGTACCGCTCATTGAGGATGTCGAACAGGATCAGCTTTTCCGTTTCGCTGCCGAACTGGATGCCTACCTCGTCCAAAATCAGCAGGTCAGGCATAACCAAAGCGGCAATCGCTTCGCTTTCCGACTCCTTGCTTTCGCGGATCCACGTATCCTTGACGCGGCGAATTGCCCGCATGACGGTGTAGAAAAGCACGGAGTAGCCCTGCTCCATCAAGGCCAAACCAATCCCGGCAGCAAGGTGCGTCTTTCCGGTTCCAGGCTTTCCAACGAACAGCGCCGACCTGCCTTTGTTCTCGGCTTTCTGGCCGAACATCAAGGCGTACTCAAACGAGAAATCCAGCGCCCGCTTTTTATGCTCAGAGTCAGCAACGAATGAATCAAGCGTCCGGTTTTGGAAGCGTTCAGGAATCCCGGAATGCCCGAGCTTGCTTTCCCATCGGCGCAGCTTCTCAACCCGTTCGCGCTCGTCTTTCTCGGCCTGTTCGCTCGCGCGGAGATCGTTCTCGCAAGCCGGGCAGCGCGACCAGATCGAGCCGAACAGGTTTCTGCTCTGGAACTCGCCATGAATCCAGCAATCAGCGGGGCGCGATGCGATTTGCAGCATGTCGGCTGAGTTCATAGCCGGCCACCCATTCCGTAGTCTTTCGTTGCGAAGTTCTCAGGTGCCGGTTTGTTGCGCATCGGCACCACTGAACCCGTGGGCGGAAGTGCAGCAGCCAGCCATTCAAGCGGCTGCAACGGCTTTGCCTTGGCGCAATCCCGCAGCTTGTCGATCAAAGCCGTATCGCCGTGCGCCTTGCGCAAACCGCCGAGGAATGACCTTGCCTGCTTCTCTGCTGTACCGGCATTGGTCAGCAACGGCACACCATAGCCGAAAATGATCTCGTCAGGATCGGTTACTTTCGGCGGCTTGCCGCCCGAAGGTTTACCTTCGGAATAGTTTTCAGATGAAGAAGAAGATGAAGAAGAAGGGGGGGGTTTTAACGGGGGTTCAATAACCCCCCTTACGTCGTCACTAAGGGGGGTTTCTTGGGGGGTTTCGTGTTTTACTGGTCGCCCGCCTTTGCTTCCATGAGAAGCCCCCTTCTTTCCATGCGCAGCCCCTGCATGCCCACCCGCTGCACGCTTGTTTCTAACTTCCTCATCAGCAACCATGCGGCGGCTGAAAATAACCCCATCATCCGACCTTGATGGAACGCCAGCCTCGAACAATTCGGCCAGTAGCTTTGTGCATTCCTTTTCTCCAATACCTACCAAGCGCCCGATCTGTGCTGTCGTCATCGGCTTGCAATTGACGACAAGATGCCCATAAGGTTCGCATTCGTGAGCGATGCACATCATCTCAATCCACAATCCGCGAGCCTGAAGCGAACAGAATTGCAGGGCGGTATCGGTCCGCCAGTCAGAAGGATAGAACTGGAAAGATGGGCGCTTCATTGTTCGCTCCTGATCCGATTCCAGCAAATAGCGCAGAAATATTTGAACCGGCGCGTATCGCTACGCGGGCCATTTGCAAGCGCAATTTCTGCGGCCTCCTTGACGACAACGAAACTTGGCGGATGAGCGCCGCAGTATTGGCAAACAAAACAATCACGCTTAAAAACATCAAAGCGCAGTTTCTTTGATATAGGCTTTCTAGCCATTCTTGGCCTCGTGACAATCAATGCACCGAAACACCGCCTTGTGACCGCGTGACTTGCGCCCCAATAACGGCTTTATTTTTTTGCACTCCGGGCAGGTGAAGTGTTTGAATTCGACGCCAGCCATCTTTACCGCGACCTTATCGGTATCCTGTCGATAACGGTTTTGTGAGAACGGCAGGGATCGGTTGTAGATGTCGCTCATTTATGCTTCCGCCTTCTCGCTCTTGAAATGCTCACAAGAGAACGTCGGCGCCACATAGCCACCGGCAAGATTGCAGCGCACTTGCGGATAGGCAACGCTTGTCGATGACCACTTGCATTCACTGCAACCGACGCGATGCAGGCCCATTGCTGCCATCATGGAATCGAAAGTAGCGTTCATTCGTCATCACCAGGAACATGACGGAACAGGCGCGGGCATAGCCATAGCGTTGCAGGGATGGCGATGGCGGCATAAATGACGTCTGCGAGGAATATATATATCGTTGTCATTTCCGATTCAACTCCGGTTCGTTTCCGTTTCCGCCAGCAAAGCGAAGAACTAAAGTGGCTTCATAGGTCTTTGCCTCTGACCACTCTTTAAGGATGCGGCGCATGACAACCGTTCTGCTCTTGCCGGTTCCCCTGCAATACCCTTCAAGCACGTTCGTTTCTTCTGCGTCGACTTCAAAACGTATCTCGATCATTCCTGCGGTCGACATCAATTCGCTCCAAAAAAACCCCCAACCGCCAGGTGAGGACGGTTGGGTTGCGAAGTCCCGTCAGATGACGGGCGGAGGGAGACACTGGTTAGCATCAGATGGATTCCTTGGTCTTAACGGACTCTGGATCGACCACATCTGGCCTGATTTGCGCGAAGAGCTTGAGCCAATGCCACGGAACACCGTTTTCAGATGTTCGCCACTGCGACACTGCGCCAGTTGTAACGCCGGTAATCTCTGCAACCGCAGAGGTGCCACCAAGCGCGTCAATGATTTTATTTGCATCCATGCCGTCATCTTAGCGAACTAAGACCATGTGCGCAAGCCAACTAAGAAATATTTTCTTAGACAACTCAAAACATATTGACTCGCTACGTTTAGTTAGCTAAGATTCAGTCATCGGAACAAAGCAACACGAACCACCCGCAACAAGCAACGAGCCGCAATCCAGTAAGGCCGGAAGAAGGCCCCAGGGGAGGCAAGAAGCCTAGCCACACAGCTTCAAGCCTAGCCGCAGTTGAGTAGCAAATCATCACCGGATTAGTAGTCAGTAGTACCGCTCTTTAGATTCATCCACCCATCCGCAGACCAGCGCGGCCCGGTACAAATTGGAAGCAAGAAAACGCGGCGAAGTACGCCCGATGCGATGACTCAAGCCAATGAGTCAGGTTCCCAAGTGGATTAGCGCAGAGGAAGGCGAGCCGAGCGGATTGGAAACAGTCCGCACATTGAAGGCGGTTATGGCAGCAATTAGAGAAAGGTTGCTTAGGCATAAGCAGCTTAGTCAATTCGAATGGGATATGGCCCTGACAAGTATCTGACCAAGTGTCGTACCTCTATCCGATTCTAGAGCGGTGAAATGTTGGGAATAAGTGAGGCCCAAGTTAGCCGCCTTCAATGTGAGCAACACAAGTTTGCAATCAGGGCCACCGGGAACGGCGCTGATTTTTTTATACGGAGGACGCCATGAAATACAAGCACACGCAAGGGCCTTGGATAACAAAACGCGACGGGTTTTCGACCGTTTATGTAGAGGCCAGAATTGGCGGTGGGTGGCTACAAGAGGTTGCAGCATGCGGCCCAACAGCTAATGGATCTGAAGAACAGGAAGCCAATGCACGCCTTATAAGTGCCGCTCCTGATTTGCTAGAGGCATGTCAGACATTTTCCGAATGGCTGCGACGCGAAGAATCTGGATTTGTCAAAGCCGGAAATGAGCGAGACACGCCAGAAGGAGAAGCTGCTTGGCGCGAGTGGTACAGCGAAAACCTGCGCATATGCGATTTGGCACAAGAACAAGCGTACTCAGCAATCGCAAAAGCAACCGGCAACAACTAAGCGGAGGACGCCATGAATACGCAACGAATGATTTCTGTTTGGCAGCGCAAGGATTTTTGGACAGGTCGCCGCATGAACAAGGCAAAGTGCCTGGGCTACTTCTTCTCGCTCGAAAGCGCAAAAAAGAAACTCGGATGGTTTTTTGTTCATGACTGCTGCCGGATCGAAAGTTTCTGACATGAATATTGTATCGACTCGTTCATCAAGCTCCATTCCATCAAGAACCGAAAACAGGTTAGATACTTCTGATATCAAATGCTCAGATATTGCATCTGAAATCAGTGGTAATTGAAATGCCAAAACGCTTTGTGTCATACATCCTCCGATGTTAAGTTTTATTCTGATTGGGCCTTAGATTTGATTCGTGCATCGCGCTTTTCCTTGCACTCGAAGCACCTGAACCCCAACTTTCCACCCCTTGCCTGGCGTCCTAGCCTGGGCATGATTCGCTTGCATACAGGGCATTTGAACGAGTTGTGGAAGCGTACCGAGTTCAGTGACGATTCTTCGTGCTTGTTGGTACGATCGCGGTAGTCTGCTATAGCTTGCGGATGACGTGGAATGCTCATTTGATAATCATCCCGCTAAGTTTCTTAACGACTGCATCGGTATCTGAGAACTTGTCGAATGTGCCGATGTAGGTCTTGTCTCCACTGGCGATCAGTTGCTTCGTGTGGATCGTCGCTCCGAATACCGCGTCCAGCTTGCCTCGGAACTCCGAAGTAAATACCGCGATAGGTGATTCCTTGGTAGCGAACTCGATACGCTCCATGATGTGTTTTAGTGTTGCGTCGCTCATTTCTGCTCCTTTTTCAACTCCAAGGAAAAGTTCCTCCACGCCGGACGTTGATGTTTCTCGTACTCGGCAATCTGTCCGTTGGTCATTTCTTCTGGGCAGTATTCCAGCATCAGTTCGTCGATCTTGGCTTGCGCTGCGGCGAGTTGGACATCACATTTTGATGTAACACCAGCGTTGTAAGCATCTCTGCACCAATGAATAATGTCTGCTGGTTCCATATACTTAGCATGACTACTGTGCCAATCTTCAAAGCCCTGCGTTGATTCTTTGCTGTATGAGTTACCCATGGCGCTAAGCACATCCTCTATTTTCCGCGTAACCTCGGCACTAGAGTCGTCGCTACAATATATCTCGCCAATCAATTTACGAAGCGTCACTTCTCGCTTCTGACTGGCGGAGAGTTGTTGGCGCAGGGATTCGATCTCCGCATCGCGGCTTGCAAGTGCATCCGTTAGTTCGTCAATCTGATTAAACAGCTTGTCATGGCTACCAAGATTGTAATAACGATCTTCGTCCATTAGATACCTCCATTTGAGCAAAAAAATACCCGCCGAATCCGAAGACTCAAGGCGGGGAAAACTCGGCATGTGCCGAGGTCGGAGGGAGACAACATCATTCTACTCCTCTGAAGTAATCTGCCAATACCTGAACGTGATTGACACCAGGATTAGGCGTTGTGCGTTGGTAAATCTTCGCCAGCGTTCCGTAGGGTATCCCTGTAGCCTTTGAGATTTCCACATGACGGCCCTTGTTTTCGGCCAGCTTGCGAAGCACGTAATCTAAGATCGGTTCTGTTTTCATGTAGGAACTTTAAGACCAAGTTTTATAAGGTCTTGTGTTAATCCTTTTGCTGCAACTGGAAGCGTCCTAATTTGTTTTGACGGAATAGGCATCAAACCAACCATGCCTGGAAAAATCACCTTAAGTTGTTCTAGCGTGTTTGCAGATAGAGATTGTTCATATATGCGATTACGCATTTCTTTACGATCTCTTAACTCTTGAATCATGTTGATATAAATCTTTTTTAAATCTTCTGTTTCAATATTTTTTAAACTAGACCCATATATGCAATTGACTCTTCCATACTTATAAGAGTCACCATCACGATAATTTAAGAAGTCTGCAATAACGCTAGTCCAGTTAGTTTGTTCAGGATATTTTTTTGAAAATTTCTGAACTTCTAATGGCTGTGATTCAAATAGTCGTTTTCTTAGAACGTCTATAATTTTTTCACGTGTCCATTCTGATTTTATAGGTATTTTTTTAATTACCTTGTCTGCAAAGTCTTTGCGCATTTCGTTTGTTAATCTCATTTTTCGCCCCGTTTGTTGTGTGTTTAGATGTGCTAACTATACCCAAATTTGGACAAGCGAAAGCATAAATAATTTTATAGCTCGATAAAAATTACTTACGAAAAAAGTCATTGTTACGCTTTACTTGCTTGCCCAAATACGGATAATGAACACATCGAAACACACAACACAGAGGGAAACAAAATGAACAAGCAATACATCAGCAACGACGACAAAGTAGTTATCTCTATCCGCCAAAAAGGCAAAATTAACACAGCTTGGGCGCTGCATGTTGATGGTAAATACCAGGGAAGCAAGGTTCTTCCTAACAACAACACTGCAATCGTTCAGAACTTCGGATATTCAGCAGAATATTTCACGCAGTAACTAGATCAACGGGGAGAGTGGTCGAGCCGCCAAAGCAACCCGTCGCCAAAAGCGACCTCCCCACCAACAAACGGAGCGACAAATGAAACAGCAACGCCTTGAAGTACCGCAGCGCACACTCTACGGAGTGCATCGCCCTCAACGCTATGAGCACCGCGATATGGCTCCGCACTTGGAGTTCATAGAAGACTTCCCGCCGATGCAGAAATGGGAAATCTATGCGTGGTCATGTATCGCCGGATTGCTACTTGGCTTCGTGGCCTTCGGTGGATTGCTCGGGCTTCCTTGGTAATCATCATGGACAAGTACAACCATCACTACTATGAGATGCTGGAATTCAAGGCGAAGATTCTCCGCATGTCGGTTGCTGTAGCTGGCGGGTTTGTGGTGGTTGTCCTACTTTTTGGACTATTCGGAGGATTGAAGTAATGCAACGAGACATTGACGTTTGTGGATGCGAGTTCCGCGTGGATTACGAGTGGGACGATAAGAGCCTGGTTCTGGAAGGTGTCTATATCGACGGAAACGACCTTACAGACCTTCTCAGGGATAAGACTATCGAGAAGATCGAGGAACGGCTTTACGAACTGTACGGAGAGGATATGTCAGACCGTGCGGATTATTTTGCAGAAATGAGGAGAGAGAGATGAAACACACCATGAAACAAACCATGTATGTACATGCCAGCAAGAAATATAACGGCACGAATGAATTTGATATTGATATGGAAATCTGTGACATGACCGAGTATGGGTACATCTTGCTCGGAACGGTTGAGGTATCAGCAGATTTCGACTTGCCAGATGACTTTAACTTTACGCAAGCAGAGATTGATTTGCTCAAAACTCAGAAGTCTAAAATTCAAGCCGAAGCTCAAATGAAGATTACTCAGATTGACGAGCAAATCCAATGCCTTCAGTGCATTGAGTACAAGCTTTAAAAATGAGGAGAGAGAGATGACAACACAAAACTTTGTTGAAAAAACCGGCGGAACGCACTCAAGCGTAACGCTTCAACGCACTGACTCAGAAACTATCCTGATTAGCTTCAGCGTCTATCCAATGTCGTCTATGATGGCTATCCCGTTTGACGTTGCCCGCAAGATGGCATCCGATATTAACTGGCTAGTTGGTGGAGGTCACGACGATGACGACGCCTAATACGATCATTTCTGACCTGAGCCATGAGATTGACAGGCTTCAGAAGATTGGCAACCTGATGCTCGAAACATTGATTAGCGCCGAAGGTTTCGTGGCAAGGTTTGAATATTCAAACTTTGCAGAAGTGCCTTCGTTGCTAGGAAATATTCGCTACGCAATAGACGAGGCAACAAAATGACCGCTACAAACCTTGGTCATCAGTCGATAGATCGCTTCCTGCAAACAAAGGAAGAACTTGAATATTGGGCGGAGAAGTTCAGCCAATCGCTGAACGAATACGAAAACGCCAGGATCAACCATTATCCGAACCTTGAGGCTGTTGAGGCAGAGATGGAAGAAATCCGCGCCGCGCTAGTTGAGTGGGCGATTGAATTTAACAACGTATGGGGAAAGTCATGAGCGATACTAAAACAGCATGGGAAATTCTGGCAAGGCCGCCGAAATCGGCACTGAAGCAAATAAAAGGCGGTCGCCTGTCAGGAATGACGGATATAAATCCTCAGTGGCGATACAAGGCCATGACAGACGTATTCGGACAGTGCGGTAACGGATGGAAGTACGAAATTCAACGCACATGGACTGAGCAAGGAACCTCAGGTCAGGTTTTCATGTTTGCTCAAGTAGCGGTTTATACAGCGTTCAATGGCGAATGGTCTGCGCCTATTCCAGGTATCGGAGGCTCGATGCTTTTGGAAACGCAAAAGGGTCAACTTCACCACAATGACGAAGCTGTGAAAATGGCCGTTACTGATGCACTTTCTGTTGCTCTGAAGATGCTTGGCGTAGGATCGGATATTTATATGGGTCGTTGGGATGGGTCGAAGTATAGAGACGATCCGCAAACGCCAGCCGAACAGATGGCATCAGCAGCAAGTGCAAAAGGCGTAACGCCTACCGCTGGCGCGATGGAACATATGGACGATGCCCAACGCAAGTTCATCTCAGAGTTTGCAGAAGGTATCCAGCAGCACTTCAACGATGGAACAGCTACTCCTAAAGAACTTGTATCAATGTTGGAGGAACGACACCTTGATGCAGAGGAAAAGGTAGCCGTGTGGAGTTTGCTAGACAGCAAGGTTCGTAGCGCAATCAAGAAAGCGCACGAAACAGCGAAGGTTGCTGATTCAGTGGCAGGGCAGGCTTAAGATCAATGGGGTGAAGACTGCGCGAGATGACGCGCCATCAATACGACGATGTTTCACGAGAGCCGAGATCAGCACCGGCCACCCCACCAATTTAACTAGGAGAAACAAATGAACGTAATGACTTGCACAGCACGACTCGGAGCAGATGCCGAACAGCGTTTCACTGCATCAGGAGATAGCGTGGTTTCATTCAACGGCGCGATTGATTCAGGATTCGGAGACAAGAAGGTTACGACCTGGATCAAGTTTATCCTGTGGGGAAAGCGCGGTTCCGGCGTGTTTCCGTACCTCAAGAAAGGCGGAAAGGTTGTCTGTACCGGAGAACTGACCAATCGCAAATGGCAGGGAAAAGAAGGCGAGGATCGTTACTCGCTTGAACTGAACGTCAATGCGCTTGATCTGGATAGCAAGAAGTCAGAGGAACCTGATTACCCTGCACGTAGCGAGAAACAATATAGCGTCAAGTCTGGTGATCTTGGAAACGATGATTTTGGAATTCCTTTTTAGCCATGAAGCCATATTTAATTTCGATACTTACATTCATTTTTTTCATGGCTATAACATGGATTGGTGGATATGATTTTGACGAACGAAATCCAGCAATTGCCTATTGGGTTGTTGTTGTTTCGTTCCTGTCATTCATGGTTTTTATGATTACCAAGGATTGAGAATGAACCTGTCACAAATGCTATTCAGCCACGTCACTCCGCTATCCGAATATCAACCAATGCGGGAGGAGAAGAAAAAACTTCACAAGATGGACTACGAGATAACCATCAATGTCCGTCGCCATTCAGAAACGATAGACAAGTACCGTTCCGCATGGAATGAAGGCGAAGTATGGCTATCCACGATGGAGATTGAGCGTAGGCTAGGCATGACTAAAACATCATGCGCTAACACGCTCAAGCGGTGGCTTACAGACTATAACCTGTTGGAGCGTAGGCCAATCGGAGTTAAATATAACCCGAAGGTGGGTTATGAATGGCGGTGGATTAAATAATTTCATACAGAAATCATGCACCACCTTTGATCGCACCGAACGCAATCAGGTCGGTGCGAATCTGGTGTAGCAGCACGGACAGCGCCCGCACGTCGTCGGCCAGTTCCTCACACTTGTCGCGCAGCGCCTGCACCTCGGCCTGCGAGTACGCCGCGCTGATGGTCAGTCCGCCTATTTCAGCGTTGGCATTACCGAGCGTTACGACCGCTTGATTTGCATTGGCCTGTTCAGCGAAGGCAATCCCGGTCGACCAGATCGTGCCGTTATGGCGGATCATCACGTCCTCGTCATCGATGCTGGCGACCCAGCCCTCGCGGGGCACGCCGAACACCCAGGCCGCGCCATCCCAGACGGCGATCTGGCCTTCCTTGCCGGCCCAGGCGCCGGTCGCCGTGGCGGCGGGGATGTAGGTATCGCCCGAAGCCGGCGAGCCGGGCGGCGTCGTCAGGTCGCGGTCTTTCACGCTCAGGTGGTAGGCAAAGCGCCCGATGGCCTTGAGGTTCGCGTCCATGTCGGTATTCCAGCCGCTCTCGCCGAGCGACCAACCGTATTTCAATCCGCTGCGCGGTTCCGTGCTTGAGGGCATCACTGGCCTCCGTAGTAGTAGCCGTAGTTGAAGCCGTACCCCTCGCGGAGGACGGTGTGGTTGTGTTTCTGATAGCTGACCAGCCCGCCGCGCTTTGCTTCAAGCTCAAAACGCAGGCGGCCGTTAAAATTCCTTCCTATCTCCGCAAAGTCTGGAAGTGGCGCCGGCGGCGGCGTGAAATTGGCCGTGTATTTGCCGACGCCCATGGTCAGGCGCATGGCGCGGATGCGCCCGCTCAGGGATCGGTTATTTCCCTGCCCGACGACCACTGGCCGCGACACCGTCACCAGCGATGAGCCGGCACGGGTCCCGGTGGCGTGGATTGTCCCGGCGACAGCAAGGCGGATCGTTGTGCCGTTTTTCGACATCGCCACATGCGTCAGCGTGTTGTTCGAGATCAGGCCGCCGGCGGTGGCGATCCGCTGCGAAGCGCCGGTGTAGTAGCGAAACACCAGGGCGCCATTTGCAATCGGCCCGAAATCCCATACCGATTCGCCGCTGGCGACATCGCGCCAGCCGAGCATCACGGAAACATCACCCCCGTCGATGTACGACCACGTACTCAAATCAACCGGATTAACCCACGCTTCCATCGTGTAGTCGTTGTTGAACCAGTCGAAATCGCTTCCGTGCGCAGTAATGACATTATCGCCGGCGCCATCGAGCAGCAGCGTGTTGTAGCCCAGCGAGTTGTCGATCTGAGCGTTGCCGTTGGCCGTCCAGGTGCGCCCCTTCTCGTCATTGATCGTTGTGCTGCCGTCAGCGCCGGGAAAATTGAGCAGGCTGATTACACTGTCCCAGTCGGGATCGCCGCCTCCGGATAGGCAGCTGTCTGCGCCCTCGGTCGCCGCCGGATAGGTGTAGCTGGTGCCGGACAATCCGGTTTCGGTATGAATCAGCGTATCTGACTCGCCATAGATGCGCAGGTCGTAGGTCACGCCAGCCTCGGGGCCAATGCTGGCTTCGCTCTGCTCGACCAGATAAGCCGTCTGCGCAAGTCTGTCGCGGTGCGCCCAGCTAAGCGCCAGTTCGGCGAGGCCGTCGATCCACTCCGGATAGGCGGCAGTATTGACCATCAACTTGCCAGGCGCATAGGGCCGGTACTGGCGCTGGTCGAAGGTCAGGCTGTCGGCCGGCGCCAGGGCGATGTCCAGCGTGCCCTGCCCGGTGGCCGGCAGCAGCTTGACGTCGACCGTCTCGCCGTCAGCGTATTCGGTGCTGCTGAAACCAAGGTCGCCGTCGGCGAACCAGATACGGGCACTGGCGCTGTGCTCGGCGGGGACGGTATCGAGCAGTCCGCGCGAAATCGTCGCTGTGCCTGTAACGGCATCGATGGCCAAAACGAGCACGTATTCGTCATCGATGATCGCATAGCCGCCAGGCTCGACCAGATCGAGATCGATGCCATTGGCTAGTGTGATCGCCGTTGTCGTTTTTGTCAGCGCGCCGACAACGGTTGCCGATGGGCAAAAATCGCCGTTGCCTTCTGCCTGATATCCAGCACCTGAATCTACCTGGATGCTGTAATTCGTCGCGTCGTTGCTGGGCCGGACGGCCAGCGTTTCGAGATACCCGGACAGCGTATCGACGTAGGCCATGTCCGCCGCCGACAGGTTGCGCGCCAGATCCCAATACGGCGACTCCAGCAACTTCCGGTAGGGCGCGGCGACCGGATCGCCGGAGGGATCGACCCATTCTCCCGGTTGCTCGGCGAGATAGGTGTTGTCCGGCAGGCCGAAGACATCCTCGACGGCATCGATGATGATCTCGCCGTTCTGTAGCGTACCGCGATTGACATTCAGTGCCCGGAAAACCACATCGGCAATGTCAAATTCCGGCCACGACAGCCGGAAGACATCGCCGGGGAAGACCTGCCACAATGCCCGCGTCGCCGTCAGCTTGATCCGGGCCAGCGGCGTCGATGCCGCCTGAAGATCGCGCAGGGCGACCCGTTGCGCCAGATCGACACGGCGGATACCGGGATAATGCCGCGTCTGCGCGACCACGCCGCCCTGGATCTGGATGTTTGCAATATCCTGTGCAGTGGTTGGGGATTCCTTGCCCGAGCAAGCATCGGTATAAACGACCGTGATTTCGTTGATCGTTTCGCCCCAGGCCTGACGCTGGTAATCGCTGGCGGAGATCAGGGATTCCGGACCATACAGCGGCAGTGCGGCGCGGTCGTAATCCGAGCGGATCAGCTTGAGCGCGAAAGTGCTGGTATCTGGCCTGACGTAAAGCAGGGCGCCGATGTGATCGAGGACGATCTGGACGAAATTTTCGATGGTTTCCTGCTGGTTCCACAGGAACGATAGGCCGAATTGTTCGGCATATAGCTCATCGGCGACGGCGGTGAATGACGTATTGTCGATCGCGCTGGTTGGGTAGCCCATGCCCCAGTCGCTGTTCGTCAGGCACTGATAGACGATGTGCGCCGGGTTCATATCGACACTAGCGGGCGCAACGCTGATTTTTAGCGACAATCCGCCCCGATTGTTTGCCGCGACGTTATCCCAGATAAACACCGTGTAGGTCGTGTGCCCGGTCAGCGTGATCGGCCCGCTGGCAAGCGCTGCCGCATTGGCAGCGGCCGCCGTCGCATAGCGCGTCGTGCGAAAATCCGTAATCGTTCCACCATCGGTTTTTACCGATACCTGGCACGACCAGGGGAGACCCGACGCAGCCGGATCACCGTCGGTCGGGAAGTAGCTGAAGGCGTCGTAAGTAAGCCCCTGTGTGTACTCAATGGTCAGCACATCGAATGGCGACAGCGTGTAGGTTGTTCCATTGACGCCGGCCGTATCGGCCTCGAGCGCATCGAGCACCAGCTCTGGCATGACGACGCTCGAGGCGCAGGAAACGCCGCCAATCTCGGCCTTGGCCGAATACCACGCGGCGCCGGTCGACCACCCCTTCAGGATGCGCTTGACGCGGAAGGCCCACGGCTTGACGTAGGGGTTGTTGGCCGCCACCTGGCCGCCGCGCCATACCGCTGACATGATGCCGCGAAAGGCCGGAATCACCGCCCCGAGCTGGCTGGCCAGGTAGCCGTTTTCCGTTTGGGCCGGATCTCCCATCGCCACGTCGAGAAACCCGACGATGCCGCCTTCGCGCTTGTCGCCGCCGAACAGCTCCGGCGCGTTGATGGCGAGCGAACCACTGGCCGTCTGGTTTCCCACCCAGGCTTCACGATCCCCGATGGATATCTGGCGTACCGCATCGACCGGGCCATGGCAGAGGCCGAAATGCAGGCCCATGTAATAACGGTAGCCGACCGTGACTTTTTTACTGCTGCCCATGCGCCTCCCCTTCGGCGTGCGCGATGGCGCGCGCGGCCATCGCGTTGTTCGTGGCGCGCAGCACCTCGGCATCGAGGCCATGTTTGACGAACGACGGCCAGTCCAGCCCCTCGCGGGCGCACCATTCGCGCAGGCCGCGATTGCAATAGCCCAGTTCGCGGCAGTGGCGGTGCAGGACGGTGGTCATTTCTTGCCGCCCTTTTCCTTGATCGCCGAAGTGCGCAGGTCGCCGTACCACATCAGGCTCGGGCTTTTGAGGATGACCTCGCCGAAGACGACGGGGATCGCCCGCCCCTCTTCCGCCAGCGGGATGTCAAAATCCTCCAGCGCCGCCGGTTTCGGCACCGGCGGCTTCGGCGCCAGCGCGGCGCTGACAAAATATGAAACGACCAGCAGGATCAGTTGAACGTAGAACATCGTCCGGCCTCAATAGATGATAGTGCCGTCGAAGGGGTTCTTCGACGGCCAGTGCGGCATGCCACCGTAATTCAAGCGATTGCTGAATTTAGTGTTACAGGTGACGAGCGTGTGATCGCAACCGGGGTAGAGATTGACCGATGCGCTGGCCGCCAGCCCCGGCAGGGGGAAGCTGAGGGTAACGACGGCGCCGACCTGCGAGCGGATGGCGCGGCGCTCGAAATAGCCGGTGACGCTTTCCCACTCCAGGTAGCCGCCGGCGAAATAGCCATCGGCAAAAGCGCCCATCGACCCCAGCGTGATCACCGTGCCGGCGACGGATGAAACCGTCTTCACCGCCTTGAAGGTATTGCGGTCAAGTGCGCAGCCGGCGCCATAGACCACGTGCGGACAGCCCTTTTGATACAGCCGGCGCAGGCCGACGCGCTTAAGCGAGGTATAGACGCTTTCACAGTGGATCTCGGCGGCGGCGCTGTTCCACGTCACATTGAGTATGCGCCCCATCCACAGTGTGATCGCCTCGCCGTCGCCGGCATTCAGGCGGCGCAGGGCCACGGCGACCACCTCTTCCGGCGGCATGGTCGAAAACAGCGCCAGCACCCCAAGCGAGCGGTCACAAGTGATTTCAAGCGCCAAACGGGCGGTCTCGCTTGTAGCTTCGATGGCATTTCGCGCAATCGGCACGGCGGTGTAGGTGTTTCCGCCATAGGACACGTCGCCGTCAGAACTTGTGTAACGGTAATGCGTCCCGCTAATACTGAAATCGTATAACTCTACAGGCCGTCCGGATTGTGCAGAGGTTTCTATTGTTGCGTAGGTCATGGAACCGGAACCTCAATACACGGAATTGCCACTGCCAAACCTTCGCTTGGGCGGTGAAGAAGTTCAATCCTGTCAGCGTCAAAACGCGAACACCTTAGATACGAAATCCGGCTGATTGAAATAGCAAGAATTGCCACTCCGAAAGCTGAATCAATCGTCAGGTCAAACGTGTTTCTTCCACTTACTAATGGGCCAGCAGAGACATTAGTCACCCTACGGAAATACGAACCACTCGACGATATAACCTCAATGTCAAACGTAGTCCTTCCTAACGAAGTCGCGCCAGTAGGGCAAAACACGCGGATAGTTGTCGAAGATGATCCAACATCCGCAGCGGCAACCAGATCACGCTGCCACGATGATTGCCAGAACGCCAGCCAGCGTCCGTAGCGGCTTGCAATCCATGCTCTTAGTGCTTGTATCTCGGTTTGCGTGAAAACGTGCCAGCGCATCATAAAGGCGTTATCAGGAATGTCCCTTATTGCCGCGGTTGAAACTAATCCTGTTCCGTTATCGAACACTTCGCGAGGCCACATGATTCCCTCGTCCAATGTCCCTCTGTTAGTTATCGTCGGCATGATTGGAAGAACATCATGCGATCTATATTGCGAATATGTCGAAGCGGCATAAATATCGACTGCCGGAGCCTCAAACATAATAGATGCGCGTTGAATATGCCCGCCTTGTCTAGTTATATCTAGTGATGTTGCAGCATGAGCGTTGTCTATTCTGTAAATGGATGCCGACCTAGCCGTGGCCACGTACTCAAGAATAAACCCTGTAGGCGATACGCTTTCAATTGTGCAAATCTCATTATTAAGAATGCCAGCCCAAAGCACTACAGATGCCCCTGCCGATAATCCGAATCCAGTGGTATCCATCGTAATCGCAACAGACGAACCGGCAGAGATTGAACCTGAATAAACACGCCGTATCCAATCAGGAACCTGAAAGCTAGACGCACCACGAATTATCGAACGGGCGGCAGATTGAGATTCAGCCTCAAAGATATGGTTAAAACTCCATTGACGGCGCGGGCGTTCCCTTAGTCTAAATCTCTGCTCTGCAGATCTTGCCTGAAGTACGTCAGTTTTCCATTCAAGGATTTCGATGACTTCGTCAACCGGAGGAAACGGCCACAGGCTCATTACGCGACTGCCTGCTTGAATGCGTTCTGATTTCTACGCACCGCATTCATGATGACCTTTTCACCCGCTGCGCTTCCCATGTAATCACTGATAACCGAGTTATCAAAAGCATTCACGATGCGGATATTCTGCTGAGATTGACGGCCACCTGACATGCCTTTTTGCTGTTCCTTGGTCAAAACCATTTCCCCGGGTTTCAGGATTGCCGGAACCTCATCACCAACTAAACCACCGTTGTGATAACGCCGCGCATTCATGAATATGTCAGGCGATACAGAACGGGAAAATGATGCGCTGCTTCCGCTAGATGTGACAGGCCCGCCATCATGGAATCCGAACGCCTTTATGGCAGAACTGAACAATCCGCCGATTAGCCCACTATCGCCAGACTTTCCACCGGAGATAATGTCGCCAAACATCTTCTTCATGATGCCGGCGGCCAGTGCTTCAGCGGCCATTCGCTGCATCGTCTGCGCGAACTTGTACGCCATCTTGTCGGCGCCTTCAGCGAACGGGTCAAACAGGAAATCAGCAAAAGCAGATTGCATGTTTTTCGCGGCTGACTTGGTGAATTCGTCGAGCTCGTTTGCTGTTTCAGCGGCTTTGTTCTTCGTCCCGTCTAGCTTGTCCTGCGCATCAAAAACGGCTCGCGCATAGACATCCCAACTGATCGCGCCTTCGTCTAGCAGCCCGTTAAGTTTTACGATCTGCGCGGCAAGGTCTTCTTCCGGCGTGCGCATGGATTCCATCACCCTGCGACCTTCCTCCATGGCCTTGGCATGATCGCGGAACTTCTCGGCCTGCATTTCAGCGGCGCGTGCAGATTCAAACTGAGCGACTGCGGTTTGCTTCCAGGCTTCCGGCATGGTTGCCCATGCTGGCGAGGTCATCAGGTCATAAAGGGTAGATTGTGCTGCGGATAGTTCAAGCGTGGATTTCTGAGCATTGGCATTGACGGAGGCCAAACCTTTCATGGCATCTTCGTAGGCTTTTGCCTCTTCGCTTGCTTCTGCTGTTGCTGACTTGGTTCTTGCAGAGCGTGGCCTTCCACTAGCGCCGCCAGTAGCTTTCGGTTTTACGGCGGAAGTATCCGGCAAGCCTTCAGACAGAGAACCTAATGAACCATAGTTCTTGCGGTTGAATACTCGTTTTTCAGCCTCATCCAATGCCGCCCGCGCTTCTTTGGCGTCAGCTTTCATCATCCGGCCAATTTCGCCAGCGGCGCGGAAATTGAACTGAGCAACGGCAGCGGCTTGCGCTGCTAATCCACCTAGTTCATTCCCGATCTGGACTAGAACATACTTTACGTTCATGCCGAGAATGGCGACGGTTTCAAATACCGTCTTCAGCCCATTCTGTGCGGTAGTGAATGCGCCGGTTTCCTTTGCTGCGTCACCTGTTGCGCCACTCATCGCATTGAGCAGGCTAATCATTTCGGTGATTGCGCCTGTGGCTAGTTTGACGCTATCGAATATCAACCCACCGGCATCGTTCTTGTTGATCGTGCGGAATAGTTCATCCCACGAATCACCGAGATTTGAAATAGCGCCATCAAGCGTTTTTGCGCGTTCCGTCATCGCGCCTGCGAAATTGTTATTTCCAATCTCAGTCAGATAGCGCCCGATTTCCTCGGAACTATTCTTGATGGTCTTTGTAACGCCTTGGAACGTCAGCGATACATCATCGCCTTCTTTCTTTGCGCGTATTCCAAACTCTTTCAGGCGTTCAAATTCTCCCGTAGAAGCATCGGCGACCGCTTCAATCATCTGGTCAAGCGACTTGCCCATTGCCGAAGCGGTATTACCGTAGGAAGTCAGAGACTCCTTGGACGCATCAAGGCCAAGGGTTTTCAGCTTGATGAATGCTTTGGTTACTTCGGATAGTGAGTATGGAGTTTCAGCCGCGAATGATTTAATCCAATCAAACTCATTCTCTGCCTTGGAAGAAGATCCTGTGATGGTAATCAGTGCTGAATTGAGTACGTCGAATTCACGTTGAACCGAAACAAGTTTCCCTGCGAATTGAGCAACAGAAAAACCGGCGAACAATCCGCCAGCAAGTTTCGACAGTGAAGAAAACGCGGAACCGATTCCAGACGCGGCTTTATCGGCGTCTTTGGCTTCTTTACCGAATCGGTCTAATTCATCAGCCGCCTTTTTGATGCCTGTAGCGGCTTTTGACGAACCGCTGGCTATCTTCTCAAAGGGAGATTGAGAACCTAGCTTGCCGAGCGATTGCGATGCCTTCTCAGACTCTTTTGCTACGTTTGATAAAGTTCTTGCCGCCGGATCAAGCGAGCGGAATGAGTTTCCAGCACCTTTGGCTTTTGCGCCCATTGCCGCCAACTGAGCATTGACGGCATTAACACCGGATGACATGCCTCCGGTTGATTTCTCGGCAGACGATGCGGCTTTCTCAAGTGCTTGCAGGTCGGATGCGGCTTGCTTTACGCCTTTTGTCTGTACCTCGACAATCAGGGGAATATTGTCAGCCATTATTTATCCTTGTGCATTTCTCGTAACGCTTCATCTTCCATCACGCGCAAACCTTCAAACGCCCACTGCCTATCGTCTATGGAAAGCATGTCCATGACTACAGGAAGCGTGTTGTAGTCCATTCCATACGCTCCGCCGAACCCTACCCTCCACTGCGTTCTCATCGCGTCAAACAGACGCAATACAGGCCAGTTTTCCGGCCATGCTTCTGCGGCGTCCGCTTCCCCGAAATCGGAGCGTTTCAAACCAACCGCAGCGAGTTCCGCGTCGGTCGGTTGATCCTCGTAGAACTTTCGGGAAAGCGCCCTCAGTTTCCCAGGCGTGCGTCGATCAATTCCTGCATGTAGCAGGCAAAGATTGCATGTGCGGATGTCGGATAGTTCTGGATCAACTCGCCAACCGATTCGGCAGACAGTTTCATATCCGCTTCCCACGATTCGACCAGATCGAGAATGCAATCCACGTCGCTACGGTTGTTCTCCGAGGCTTTCTCGAAGAATCCCTTAACGTCGTCTTTACGCATGTGCTTGAACACGACCGGAAGTTCCTGCACCTCACCACCCGGCGCACGGATTTTGACCGTGGCCGGGAAGGTGGGATTAGCCTTGATTTTGAACATCAGTAGCGCACCGGCTCAGCAAGGAACGAGAACGTACATTCGCAAGCCATGATCTCGTTAATGGACATTGAAGGCGTCTTGTTCAGCGAGATATAGGCGTTGTACAGAAGTACGGAACCATCCGGCAGAGTTGCCTTGACGGCACGTTGCAGGCGATCATCGTTGGCTTCAGACAAAGCAATGAAGCCAGGTTGCGTATTGTCGTCAGCAATCGACAGCGTAAGACCACCGGCAGACTTGACGGTCGGGATGCGCTTTTCTGCATCGGATTCGAGGAACTGGTAGGTCACGAACTGTTGTTCGCCGCCATCGGTCTGCGAGGAAAGAACCTGAGCAACTTGCGTCCAGGTCGTGATTTCGCGCACCGTACCCGTACCTGAACCGGACGGATAGATCGAGGTCAGCGTGGTGTCAATACCTTCCAGCGGAACGTCATTCGTGGCGACAGTGCCAGCCTTTACAACTTTGTTGGTCAGGCGCGACCATCCGGAGGTCACTTCCATGAAGTCGCCGGTAGTGATGCCGTGAGCGGCTTCAAGCGTGGCAACGCCGGGATCGGCATTGGTGACGGCGGTCATATTCTTGGACGCGCCGTAAGCCGTAGCAATGGCGAAGGTAGTACCGTTAGGCAATTTCACACTCAAGATAGTTCCTTTCCGGCCTTATAGACCGTCATTCAGTGCCTTTTCACGGGCATAAAAAAAGCCAGCGATGTGCTGGCTATTCGGTTTGCGTATTGCTACGCTTAAATGGTGTCGCATCGGTAAGGAATTGAAACCTTGACCACGTATCGACCTTGTTCATATTCTCCGATTCTCGGAGAGGCTGGCTTTGTAACTCTGATAGTCAATCCACCAGATGAAATCGAAAGATTATTCGGAAACTCTGCGGCGATATTCTCGACTATCGTTGCGACTGTTCCAGTTCCTACATTCTCAACACCGACAACATCAATCTGAAATATTCCTGAGTAAAGAACATGTGTTCCTGCAATATCTTTGCTTGTCCGTGTCGCAGGCATGAACCATGCGCGCAGATAGGTTCCAGAAGGTTGCGCGATAGGCGCGTTCTGGTATTGAACGGTTAGAGATTGCGTTGCCGCCCATGTTGCCAAATGGCCTTCAAGCGCGGCGCGGATTGTTTTATCGGACATTTCTGGAGAAATCGTTTTGCACTTCAATTACCGATAAACGAACCATGCCAAGCGGCGTTTGGCCTGAGTGACCGTTTTCCAATGCTTGAGCATAATCAAGATTATTGGTTAGGAATACGCTTGTGTCGCTTAACTTGTAACCTCCAACAATGGCATTTATGCGCGACTTTGTTTTGCTTCCACTTGGATCAACTTCTTCAGTGGTTGTCATGTCAGGAAGGTTTATTGACGGATTCCAGTTAGCGCGAAACCTTCCTCCAACATATCCATCGGCAGGGCTTTTGGCCTTAGTTTTTCCTGCCGCTTTTCGCGCTTCCCATTCAATAACGCTTTTCCATGATGGCGGATATGCAACCGGAGACTTTTCAACGACTAGATTAAACAAATGTAGCATCGTCAATCTAGCAACTGCTTCCGCCTGATCCTTTGCAATCTCAATTTGCTTTGCAAGATTCAAGGAAAATGTGGTCATTTACGAACCTGCACTTCATACAGCACCGGCGTACCGGCTGGATTGGTTACAGTGACCGGCGGAACAATGTTCCACGTATCCGAACCGATAACCAACTTGTCGCCTTCTGTCGGCTCAGTGAGTCCGAATGGAGACAGCAGAACCAGCCTGTCACCAATCCTTACTTTCTCGCCATCAATCAATCCCTTGTCAAAATCTACCGTACAACCATGCCCGACCTGATCGGTATAGGTTACTGTCACTCCCCCCGTAGAAGGGTCATAAGCGGTTCCGGCAGATACTTTAAGAGTGATGGATTGACCAAACTCTGTAATCAGATCGTCGGCAACTTCTGCCATGTCTGAATAGAAGGTCATGAGCGAACCACCTGAACGCCACCGAGGCCGGTAGTCAATTGCTTGAGCAGAGCATCAATCGCTGCGTAACGCTTTTGACCACCAGTATCGACAGGGCGAGTCTGTTTCGTGATCGGCCCGACCTTGACCATAGTCACCACGGACGGCTCTACATCTGCGAATAGGTTTTCAGTCAGTGCCTTTACTGCCAATTCAACCGTAGCAGAGCGAAGCCTGTTCATTAGCGGGTCGTCGTCCCAATCCCACATCTGACGCGGGAATTCCAGGGCTTGATATTGATAGGACTTGGCCGAACGGAAATTGTAGGTCGTGTCGATATACTGAGTTGCGTTGCGCAGTGCGGCCTCTTTGACGGAATCAGCACCCGTCCATTCGGTCAAGCCGTGGTTGGTGCAATACGTCCCGGCATCGGAAACGGATACATACGATTCCGCATCATCCAATCCGGAACCGTCCTCAACAATCAACGCCATTTTTAGCCCTTAATCACAAAAGCGACTTGCTGAAATTCAGTCCGGCCAATCGGCTGAACGGTTCGCCCGAATGCAGCAATCCACTCGTTTAGCGCCTTCCATTCTCCGAATGTCCAATATTCGTAGTACCCATCGCCAAAGTTGCACAGTTCGTCAAAGACGATAACCGTGCCTTCTACAAGACGATCATTCAGCCCGAACAACACATCCTTGCATGACCAGTACAGGTCGCAATCAACGTGCAACATCTGGATTGCGCCGTCGGTTTCAGCCAGCCATTTAGGTATCGTGTCGTTAAACCAGCCTTCGACAAGCTGCACGCCGGTTGCAAAGTCGGTTGGCTTATCCCGTGCAAAATGCCCGGCTTCATACGTCACGCCATCGGAAATATTCCATGCCGCCGGAAGCCCTTGCCAGCTATCGAATCCAAATACCGGAGGCTTGCGATAGTTCCTGATCTGACTCAGTGAAGCTCCGCCGAAGACGCCAAACTCGCAAGCGATGCCAGGCTTTGCCATCAATGCCGCATAGCGAAGCAAACTACCGCGAGAAAATACCGGCGCCGCAACAATCGAATCTAAGAGAGCGCGTTCTGCATCAGATAGCGGTGCATCTCGCCCGTCCTGAACTCCGCCCACGTCCATTGGCCCCACGCACACCGATGAAAGTGTTTTAGCCTCTGTTCCTTGCTCGGCAGCATCTCGCTGCTCAGATAATCCCACGCTGCCCCCGGCACCGTCGCCACTACTGGAACGCCGCTTATAAGCGCGTCGTGGCCGCTGTTGCTGTTCCCTGTCACTACCAGCCTCGCGCCCGCTAGTGCTTCTTCCAGCGTCTTCGCCGGGCATATCGGCAGGCCGTATGTCAGATGATCCTGCAACGGATGCGGTCGAATCAGCAGACCGGGCCACTTCTGATTTTGCGCGTCTGCCCATGCTTTAAGTTCCTTTTCGCCCATTCCGTGCGAGGCGTCGCCTGTAGTCTGTACGCATAGCAACACATACCCGTCAGGGTTTCCGCCGCGTTCAATGATTTCAACGCCAAGCGTTTTAAATCGGCTGGCATCGCAATCCCAATCAGGTAACTGATTAAGCCCGTTAAGGCTGACTTGCCAGTGTCCTGTACGCCAGTCATGCGCGTGGTTAGTGCGCTTCAGATAACCGTAATCAATGACAAACACGGGGATTCCGGCATTGCGATAGTCTCGCAATACATCCGGCCCTTTGCCCTGCAATCCAAAGACTACAACGGCGTCAAAATCTTCTACCTGCCCCGATGTGTAATCAGATACAGAGCGAAGATCAGCAAAGCAGTTAGCTTCAAGAGCGCCAAGGCGGAAAGCCTCAGCGCCCTCAAAACAATTACGGGCATAAATGCCCCATTTCACCTTATCGGCACTGAATGATGATGCCTGCGACATCCTTGGAGTCGGTTACTGCCTTGTCCCAAGTCGCCGATGTGCCGAGGTTCGCATCAGTCGGATTTGCGCCAACTTGGGTGTCGTACTTGTAACCCTTGACGCCCAAGTTATAGGCATACTCGCCTTGCAGACGAATCACGAGGTTTTCCAGGCCGGTCACTTCGTCCATTACGACGCGTTCAGTTTCGGTGTTTTCGACAACCAGGCCATTGGCGGTCAGGCCAAGGATATGGTAGTCGGTGTAAGCACCGGAACCGGAACCACCGGCAACCTTCAGCGCATCGGAGTCGGTTACGATCACCGGACGATTCAACGTGGCAGGCGTGGCAGACTGAACCACTACACCGGAAACGATATCGCCGTTGGCAGAAGTGCCGATCTGATGTTGCATCAGGTCGAAGTAGTTCTTGGAGTGCATGACCCACGCAGAGATTGCGCTGGCACGGTCGCCGAACTTCGACAGTCCGCTAACCAGATGCGAGGTCGTCAGGGTTGCAGTAGCGGCGTCATACAGCACGTCGGTATTCTGAACCAGCGCAGCACGACCGGCACGCAGAGCAGAGTTCAACATTTCGACCTGCATCGCCTTGCCGACCATGCCGCCGAGCAACATCGAGAACTCTTCCGGCGTCATGTCCATTGCCATCTTGGCGAACGCATCGTAGGTCTGAGCAACTGGGCCGATCTTGCGGTTCAGCTTGACGCTGATGATCTCATCCATCGTCATCGGCAGATCAGCCGCCGAAGAAACCGAGGTTGCATCACGGCGCGAAACCAGCGTGGAAATGTTCTTGAAGAACGATTCCTTCGCATAGTCGCCACGGCGCGAGATGGTGGAAAGCGCAATAGCACCACCGGCAGAGTTGAAGTAGTTGGAGGCTTGAGCGAGTGTTTCAACGATTCCGCCGCGCAGCTCATCCTGATAAATCTTGAAGTTCGATGCTTTACCGATAGTCATGGCAATTTCCTTTTAATGTTAGAGATACTTATCTGGCGTAGTCGGCTGATACCTTGCTCTGCCACTTATCAAGGCCATTTTCCTTTACGAATTTGGCCTTCTCGGCAGCGGTCATCTTTTCGGCGCTCTTGACGTTAGAAGATGCCGAACCGCTTCCGCCACTTGCGCCGGAGCCTGAAGCCTTAGCCTCAAACCAGTGCGGCGCTTTGTTCTTCATGTCGCCGAACCACTCCTTGAGCGTTAGCGGCTTGCCGTCTTTGCCGAGTACGCCTTCAGCCGCAACAGGATTCCCGTTGTCGTCAATGACGAACATGGAACCTGCACGATATAAGGCATCTTCCACGGCGAAGTGATACAGGCCCGCCGTTCCGGCCTCTGCACGAATGCTGTTTTCGAGTACGCGCTTGCTAAATGCTTTAACCCGGTTTTCTGCAACTTCGCGGGCGGTGCGTTCGGCTTGCGTTTCCGCTTCATAACCTGCCTTCATGCGCTCGGTTCGCTTGTTTATAACCTCGTCAATCTTTCCCGACTTGATAAGCGCCGCGTCTTCGTCTTCGGAGAATTTAGAGAGCAATGCTTTCATGGCATCAGGGTCGATACCTTCAAACCTTGCTAGCTGTTCCTTGGTCGCCTTCAGCGATCCGAGGATTTCCGAATTCTTGTTCTTCAATCCTGCTACAGCAGAATCAATGAGCGCCTGAACTTCGGGCGCGACGGTTGCTTGGTCGTTCTGGTCTGACATGGTTTCCCCTTGGGAGTGATTTACGGCTTAGCCGTTGTTGCTTCCATCGCCTGACGATGGATGTAAAAAAGCCCCGAACCAGTTAAGGCGCGAGGCTTT